CCTGTGCGATTTTAATAAACTGAATGAACTTATCCGTGTCCACGTTACCGCCTATCGCGGTGTTGCGAACCAAGTCCTCTCGTTTAATCCATAATGCCGTTGCCATTTCTTATCGTGGGTTTACAAATCCTTGATTGGGCATATCAACAGGTCGCTTCGCTACGTTTGTAGGATTGGTCTCAAGTACCACGCCCTCCTTCTTTGCCTTGTTTACACTCACCTCTGCGTTGGGGTTGCCTACATCGGGAGTTACGCCTTCGCCCTTTGCCAAGTACGTCTTGCGCATCCAAAAGTGATGGCACCTTGCACCGCCCTTGTATAACCATATTGAATAGGTTGCTGCTCCCTCTACACCAAAACCTGCGTTGACGGCTTGACCATCCATACGCTCAATATCTTCTTTGCGGTACACCTTGCCTGCTGATACCATCTTCTTGCAGAACTCACGGCTATTGGTCTTTGTAGTTTCGGGAGCGTAAGCATAACGAACCTTGTACCTCTTGCCTTCTTCAGTTACTCCGTCTTGGCTGCTCTTGGCATTTGGGAATGCGCTGCCTGTTGATGCAAAAGCATACTTGCTCAATGCCTGCTCGGCATCGTAGTCAACGGGTTTTTCATCTACAAGCTCCCATTCATCTTCGTTGATGACCTCGCCTAACTGCTCTAACTCGGTATAAACTGCTTCAAGTTGTTGCTCTGATGCCTCAATAGGTACGCAGTTAGGTACTTTACGACCATTCTTTATCTTCATACCAATCATCTCATAGCCATCATAGCAAGGCTTTGTTAGGTCTACTGATGATAATTTCACGCCTGTCTCCTCCTCACGGGTCTCCAAATCCATAGGCGTAACTACGTCTTCGGTGAACTCCAAAGGCTGAAGGGTCTTAAAGTATAGGTTTAGGCTGATGTCGTTGTATGACAAGATTTGGTCTATGCCGTCAATGATAATCTCCTGCTTAGGTCGGATTACAAGGTTATCCAAAAGCGTAGAAGCGGTCTTCAGCTCCTCTGCGTTGTTGCCGAGTCCTGAATTGTCTTTAATACCCAATAGCATAGGGCTTACGATGCGATGCGACACCATTATTTTCTGCGTGGCTTCAGCACTCAAGAATTGGTACTGCTCCGCAGCATCCGATAACTGCACAGGGTCAACCGTTGCAGCAAGGTCTTTGTTATCGTTAAACGCAAGGATAAACTTGCCTGAGTTTGAACTACCGCTAAACTTCGTTGCAATCTGTTGCTCTATGCTCCTGCGTTCTTCTTCACTCGGTACTCCGTTGTTGAAGTTGATAAGCATTGAAGGCGCAAGGCCGTTCTGAATGTTGTTGATGTGGTAGTTGGCAATTTCCTCCTCAAGTTCTGCGTAGGGCAAGCCACCTTGATAGTCCACAGGTGAGTAGTAGTAGAATCCTGCTCGGTATGGCTTGATGTACAGAATCTCTAATCCCTCTTTGCTTGTGCCAAACGCAGGGATGCGTACCGCAGTCTCTCTCCTGCCTTTTACGTCTGTCCAATCCTTTGCGTAGTAGTACGCTTCAATCTCACCATCTTCGTTGCACCTTGCGGCTCTCAGCGTCTCTACGGGGATGTGTTGCACCTCTACGATGGTGTTGTGGTCTTGGGAGTACACAACCTGCATACTGCATTGCCCCATCATCACATAATCGGCAACCACCTTCTGCAAGCAGGCTTTCGTGAACAAGCCACGCATCGCTGCGTACTCGCTCGGCTTCTTGGCAGAGTCCGTTGCATCCAAGCCCTTACCAAAGGTCATATCCATCAAAGAGTTGAGGATAGCGTTGTTGGTGGGTGAGCCGTTGTAGCGGTCAATTAGATACCCGAAGTAGTCGTTGTTATCTCCGTATTCAACGTAGTCCTTCCCTTGAACCTCTTTAACAACAGGTGTGGTATAGGAACTGAAGTTCACAACGTGGACTTTAGATGATGATGTACTCATTGTTGTAGCTTGTTTCTTCGGTGTAGACGTTTTGGTTCACCGTAAATTTCTCGTAATCTGTTTGCGAAGTTACGAATACCCTATCGCGATATATTAGATTTCCCGATGCAAATACCTTTAAGCCATAGAATCTATTGTTGACAAGGCTAAACGTGCCTGTAAGGGTCATAAAACCATTAGCAGAGGCAGCAGTAACCGCAGGTGTTGCGGTGGTGTTTGTTGATTCATCAATCAAGGCAATCGTTACGCTCGCAGGGAATGTGCGCGGTATGATTACTATTGCTTGTGGTGAGGCTGATACTTGAAGGATATGCATCTTAAATAAATAACCTTTTAGTTTCGATTTGTTTGAAAATAGAAAAGGGGCTTACGCCCCCCTCTTAATCTATCTGCACTATTTTGTTTAATAGAACAATCAAAGTAAAAGCTTTGCTTCTCTTATCATATCTTCAATTGTGCCCTCTTGGTCGATGGCGTTCAATCTGTTGTACTTTTTGCCCTCATCATAGTCATTAATATTAAGTCCAATCTTTTTAAAGTCGGCAGCCAATATAGAGTACTCATTTTTAAGAGACCCCGTAAGTGTTAATAGTGTTTCTCCTGAGCTCACAACAGGTTTAACTGCAGATTGCAACTTTGTGTAATCATTGTTAAACTTATTGTATGCCTTCTCAACCTCATCAGTCATAGTAGAAAGTTTTTGAACTGTTGCAAACTCAACCTTCATTGATTCTGCGTCGCGTACTTCCTCGCCAATCTTGGCGATTTTAGAAAATATTTGCTTGCTCATTTTATTTGTAAATATAAGGGGGCTTTCGCCCCCCTAATTCATTTACGAGTTAGAACCCACTACAATCGTTTCAACTGCACCTGCAAGTCCTGCGAATGGATTGGCAACGGTAGCACCTGCGATGAAGTTGGCAGGAAGTTGCTCCTGTCCCTCCATTGTCAAGGTATAGCCTGATAGGTCACCCATAGCAGCCCCTGTTACAATCGTTCCACCTGTTACTTCGGCTCCGTAGTTCAGACCCATCATAAAGGCGTTGCCGTTGTAGTCTTGCACCACCACATAAGGGCGGCCATAAGCAAGCAGCTTCAATTCTTTGTTGTCCTCCTTTGTCAGTTTGGTCAACGTAAGATTCAAAGTCTGCGTGAAGAAGGTAGTACCATTCTCACGGTTTGAGTTAAAGGTCTGCTCAAAAGATGAGTTACCTTTTACAAGATATTGGTAAGCAGAGAAAGTACCACTGATGTTGGTAATTTCATCGTTGGTGAGGGTAACGGTACCCAAGTCACCGAAGTCTACAAAGTACACGGCATAAATGCCACCTACTACGTCTTTACAGGGTACTGCCCTGCCTTTAGTTAAATCACACGCCATTGTTTCTTTGTTTTATTAGAATTAAAAAAGAGGGCGAGGACATAGCCCAAGCCCCCTCTTGATTTACATTAACTCGTATTAAGAGTAAAGAACTACGTCTGCTCCGATGCCGTACTGAACTCCTGCGAAGAAGCGTAGGATTACGCGGATGTTGTCTGAGCCGTCAAGGTCAGCCATATCAAGAACACGAACCTCGTTACGCTCATCAAGAAGCCCTGTTCCGAAGAACAAGTTGCTTGTTTGACCTGCGACCATCTTGTTAGAAGGAAGACCGTTACACATTCCGATGCGGATGCCGTCAAAGAACATATCGCCCTGTCCGTACCACATTGTGCCTTTATTGTCAACACCATTTGCTCCAAGACCTGAAGTTCCGAATCCACCAAGCGCACGGACATAAGCCTTTGCTACGTTTTGTGGAACGTAGATGGTCAAGTCCTCCTTGCCGTAAAGGGCAGAAGGGATAGCGTCTACAACCTTACCAAGCTCAGTGATTACGTTTGCAGCAGTCACGGTGGTAGCAGTTACGTCAATAACGTCTGAGTCAGCAGTCATCAATGAAAGGAAGCCCGAGAACTCACCTGCTGAAGCAGCGTTCCCGTTCCAAATGTTCTGCTCAATCTTCTGTGAAGTCTTTGCAGCAACGTGAGCGATAAGGAAGTCAGCGAAAGAAGCAGGGATGCTATCGTAAGCAGAGAAGCCCATTTGACCACCAATCCAAGATGAGTAGTAGTCCTTCTTGCAAAGCTGCAAGTTTACTTGAAAAGGCTCAACGGCAAGAACGCGGTCGGTCAAAGTCAAGGTAGAAGTTGCATCGAAATCACAAGTACCATCTTTTACGATGTCGTTGGTGTTCACCTTCTGCAAGGTGGTTTTGTAGTTTACGTTTGGAAGAATCTCAATGAGACCTTTGTCAAGCGTGTTTGCGCTCAAAAGAGCAGCAGAGATGTACTTCGAGGCAAATTGACCTGCGTACGAAGTAGTGATTGAAGTAGTTGTAGCCATTGTTTATTTGTTAATTGTTGATTCGTGCAAGGACTCGGTCAATCGCTCTTTCGGGGCGGTTAGAACTCATCTTTTGAACTTGCTTTGTTTCGGGGTTGTGTTTGATGGGCTTCGCAGCAGGTGCGGCAGATAGTTCTGCTTTAACCGCAGCCATCTCCTCCTTCTTGGCGTAGCCGCCCATCTCCTCACGCATTCCTTTCATCTCCTCGCGCATCATTGCAATCTCCTCGAGAACCTTCTCAATGATTGCAACTACGGCAGGGGCTTCTTCTACTTCCTCAGCGAGTTCAGTAGATTCTGCGGCCTCAACCTCAACTTCTACCTCTGCTTCGGCAGCAGCTTCTTTGATTTCAGCGATAACGCCTTCTTCGGTGATGACGAGTACACGACCATCTTCGAGGAGGTGTTCGCCAACAGGAGCAGCAACTCGGTCTTCGCCACTAATGACAAATACTTCGTTACCTGCTTCAAATGATTCTGCCTCAAGAACGGCTCCGTTCTCAAGTGTCATTTGCTCAAACTTAACCTCACGGATGGAGGATAGCTCGGCAAGGATGCGGTTTAGGATATTGTTTGCTTTCATATCTAACTAATTAAAGGGGTTTTGATTATTTGTAACATTTTTAGGGATTAATAACTACGGTTCCTTGTCCGACAAGGGAGCCGATACCCTGCGCAGCAAGAGAGCCGTCGCAGCATTCGGACTTGTAGGTATTGTCGGGGCATAAGCACCCACGCCTTCCGCCTCGTGGGGAAGCAACAGGGAGTTTTTGAGGTCTATACATTTTTAAGTTCTTTTAGTTTAGATTCTGCCCAACGCTTACCTGCAAGACCGCCCCATAGAAGGAATGATATTGTGCCGCAGGCTTGCGTGTCATTCTCATCGTAGTATTCTTCGGCTCTTGATAGGTACGAGTACATCCGTGTGATGGTCTCTACACTCACAGGCTTGCCCTGTGCGAGCTGCTGCGCCCTTACTTTACCGACAGGAGTTGCACACTTGTTGCCGTTCTTCTCGTTTAGTTCAATACCACGCTTGGCGTTGTTGCGTACCGCATCGGGATAGTCAGTAAACGATTCCATCTCAGTGCGTGTTCCCGACTTCTTGCGGCCATCTCTTTTGATGATAGCAACAATCTGCGATAGCATCAACGCTGCTTCCTGCTCCTCAAGATGCGCCATCTCTTGCTTGGCAAGGTTTAGCTTGTCCACGAAGTACCCCTCAATAGAGAATCCTTTGACCTTGCCTGTCTTGACAAAGTTTGTCCAAATCTCGGGGTTGTTGACTTTCATAGATACCATCCAAGTGCCTACGGGCAAATCAAAGCCGTACTTCTTGCTCTTGTCGTGTACCTCATCTTCTATAATCCACGACTCTACAACCGTGAGGCCGTTGATGCCTACCTCGTGTTCAAGGGTAGCGTTGTTCTGCTTGGACTTCTGAAAGAACATCTCGCTTGCTTTGCGGATGGTGGCTTCGCTGAAGTAAACGTAGAACTCCTCTTGACCTTCGGCTCGGTAGATGGGTTTGTTGGGCACGAGTGCTGCTCCCATAAGGATGCGCTTCTCATCGCTCTGCGTAGCGAACTCCACCCGTTGTGAGTTGAGCGCAATGAAGTCCTCCTCAATAGCAGGGTATTCTACAAGGGAGATTGCATCAATGCCCGTGAGGAGCATCGTTTCATCAAGTATAAGTTCAATTAGTTTCATCATCCGAATGTTGCGGTTCTTACTCTTTGGCGTTGTAGTTGTTGTGAGGTCGTTACATCCTGCCCTACGACATAAGCACGGATGGGCTGCTGAAACTGACCACCGATGCTTTGTGCAAGTTGGT